AGTACCGATGTTGTTACAGCAGACGTGGTTACTCCAGTGTACTTTACTACTACTAGCGACTCTGTAGTGTTTTCTTCTGATACAGACGTCGTATACGCCGAAGAAGGACGTTACATAAACGTCATTGATTCAGCTGCAGACTTTACTTACGGACAGCAAATTGGGGTCTCTGACCAAACACCTAACATGACTTTTGAGTTACCAAACACACCTGTGGTAGAAGGGTCTATCTCTGTCTACGTTCAATACGGAACCATTTATGCTAAGTGGACTCAAGTACAACACTTATTAGATTATGGCCCAAACGATTTGGTGTACACAGTCAAATCCGATGAAAATAACGTTGTCTCTATTTTCTTTGGAGACGGAGTTTCAGGCGCAATTCCAGTAAACAGCTCTGTAATTCGTGCAATGTATGTTGTTGGTGGAGGAAATATCGGTAACGTTTCTGCTAACACAATTGACACAATTGTATACATACCCTCTTTAACTTCATCTCAAACAAGCGCTTTGGCTTCTGCTATAACGGTTATAAATGGAACTGCAGCAACAGGTGGTTCAGACCCAGAAAGCAATGACGAAATCAGAGCTTCTGCTCCTCTTTCTTTGCGCTCTTCTAACCGTGCTATTACCCTGCAAGATTATGAAGATTTAGCAGTAACTGTAACAGGTATTGGGAAAGCAAAAGCTTACGGGTCAACATGGACATCAGTCACTGTATACATTGCTCCAAGCAGAAACTTAAACGACACTGACATACAACCAGGTCTTACAGAAACTGGAGCAGTCTCTACTGAATACACAGAGTTGGCAACTGCTGCTACGGAGTATTTGTCAGATAAACTTTTAATTGGAAGCTCAGTAACAATTCAGCCCCCTACCTACTCTGACTTAGTTATCACAGTTCAATATGTAAAGGTACCTCAGTACACACAAGCAGAGGCAGACATAAATATAAAAAAAGCACTTCTGATTGTTTATGGCTACACGGGAATGAACTTTCAAGACACCATTTATCCTCAAGACATTGAGTACATTTTAAATCAAACAGAGGGAGTTAAAACAGCAAAATTAATTTCTCTATACAAAAATGGGTCAACTATTACTGGAAATGCAACTAACGTTAAGGTCGGATACAACTTAGACACTGTTGCTTCAGGATACGTTACCTACACTGTAACCCAGCGCCATGCAATGAAAGCAGGCGGAACTGTAAGTATTTCAGGGTTGTCTGCAGCTGGGTTTAATGTTTCTAACGCTTCCATCGTAGCTGTAGATGATTACCGAATCGTTGTTGCCAACGCTACTACTGGAACTGCTTCTGGAACAGGCATTGTTACTGGACTTGCTCCTCTAACTGGTTTTGCAAATGAAATCTTTAGATTTAAAGAAAGTAATATGAACATTGCGGCATACAATGGCTGACAAAAACAGTCTTACTGGATTTTTTAGGGGAGTTGTACAAAACAATAGAGACCCTCTAAATCAACGACGACTTCAAGTCTTAGTGCCTCAAGCTACTGGGTCTGAAGTTACTGACTGGATTTGGCCTGTTGAGCCACACGGTGTACACACGTCTCCTCCTAAAATAGGTCAAGGTGTTTGGGTTTCTTACGTTTCTGGGGATTCCGAGTACCCTGTTTGGATTGGGTCTTTTGGAAAGCATCAAGAAGCAAGCAAACCATACTTAGTAAAGCCTTTACTAAATACTGTATCCCTTTCTGGATTAACACCTTATTTAATAGTGGAGTCTGAGCCAGACGGAACTCAAGTAATAGAGCTTACAAAAACTTTGCTAGCAATGGCGAAAACTCTTCTAAACCATGAACAACGAATTCTAGCTCTAGAAGGACAAATGCCTAATAAAGCAGACATTGGTCATGAACACTCAGTTTAACCAGTAATTAACCTGTAAACCAGAGAAAATACAACATTACGATGGAAAGGTAACAAATGGCAGTCTATTATCCAGGAAATATTAAGAATGACTTTAGCTCTAAAGTTGACTTCACAGACACAGTTATTGCCTCCCATATTAACGACTTACAAGGTGAAGTAACAGCTATTGAAACAACGCTAGGCACTTGTCCGTTAACAAGTTCTGGTTGGGGAACATCTGGCTTTGACACTACAACAACAGTTTGGTCAACCGTTAAAGACCGCCTTAACAATATTGAAATTGGCATTGCAAATACCCGTGCCCAAGTAGCAGCTATAACCGCAGAAACATTGGCAGGAACAACTTTAAAAAGTACAATCACTAGTTCTTCCTTAGTCTCTTTTGGTGCTTCTCCAGTATTAAACGACCCAAAGATTTATATGAGCATAAATAATAGAACTGCTTCTTACACAGCTGTTCTTGCAGATGCAGACAAACTTGTGACTATGACTGTTGCTACAGCAAACGTGTTTTCAATCCCAACAGACGCAACCGTCCCATTCCCAGTTGGGACTAAAATTCACGTTGCTCAATTTGGGGCAGGAACAACAACTATCTCTGCAGCAACACCTGGCACAACAACAGTAGTTTCAGCTGGAACAGCGCCTGCTGCACCATTTACTCGTGTTCAGTATGCTTCTGCAACATGCATTAAAGTAGGAACCAATAGCTGGTTTGTCCTTGGCGATATCCGATAGGATTTTAAATGGCTAATTACGGTAATGCAATCTATGGAATATCTAAGTACGGCATTAGCCCTCTACTTGCGTATTCTGTTGAGCCGATGACGTTACTTGTCACGGACTTTCACGAGTCTTACGTGTACTGGCAAACTCCAACAGGAACATACTCCGCAGTAAGACTGGTACGTAACCAAAGTAGCTACCCAGAAACAGCGGAAGACGGAATCATTGTTTATGAGGCTAGTACAACAACGCTTACTAAAACCATGTTTAACGACGGAGGTGGAGTAGAAGACTTAGCGTCAACTCCAGCCCTTGTTCCTGGAAAACCTCTTTACTATAAACTGTTTTTGTTTACAGACCCTGGAAAATCCTGGGTAGACGCTGGCTCTATTGAAGGTATAGTTCCTACAGACCATAAAACCGCAGAAAAACTCTTAGAACTTTTGCCTAGAGTTTTCACTAGTAAAGAGCAGAGCCCTCTTTCTCCTATTGATTATACCTCAGCTTTAGCTACGTTTCTTGACGCGTACGGTTTTGATTTAGATGAAGCAATAACCTATTTAGACCTGCTACTTCCTGACCACACACGTGTAGCAACTGTTGCTTCAATGCTTCCATTAGAAGTAGCTAACTTTGGGCTTTTAAACGAACCTGGTTTACCAGTAAAAAATCAAAAACAGTTAATTCGTGAGTCTGTATATATGTATAACAATAAAGGAACTCTAAATGGGCTAGGAACTTATGTTGAGTCCCTAACGGGTTACGCACCAACTTTGACGATGTCTAAAAACTTAATGCTAACTCCTCAAGACTCAACTTTCTACAAATCAACAGGTAATTGGGTTGCAACAGGTGCCACGATATCCTCAAGCACAGAACAAACCCCACCAACTAACTCAAACAACATTGATTTAACCTACTCGTGCAAAATTGTTGCTACAGGTGCTGGGTCAATGAAGCTAGGAGATGTAGACCCTGTACGTAAAGGCATACCTGTATCTACTGCAACTTATTACTCTTTATCTGCGCAAGTAAAGTCACCTGCAAGTGCTGGAACTATAACCCCAAAGATTACATACTATGATGGTAACGGAACTCAAATAGGAAGCACTGTTTCTGGCTCAGCAACTAACGCAACAAACACTTACGCGCAAGCATCTGTAAGCGCTAGAGCCACTAAGAACGTGTCTGTGTCTGTGGACTTTGCTACAGGAGCTTCTGGAACAATAACTTACACAACATCAGAACCGCACAATCTTATTGCTGGAGAAGTAGTCACAATTGCTGGATTTATTGCTCCAGATACGGCGTTTAACTTAACGGGAGCTACAATAGCAACAGTACCTACAACTAATACTTTTACAGTAACGGCTGCTGTGACAGGTACAACCACTACAACAGCTTTAGTTACTAACTCTGGAACAGATTCTGTATATGCAGGTATAGAGCTAGCGTGGTCTGCTGCTGGAACTTACTTTGTAGATATGGTCTGTGTTCAAAGTGGGCAAACTATTGCATACGACGAAGCTCGTGCACTTGATATCTTTTTAAATCCAAACAAAACAAACTTTATTAATAATCCAACTTTTGAAACAAACGTAACAAACAGTTGGACAAAAGTTGGGGCTAATCTAACTGTAACTAAAGACACTGATGAACCAACAGGCTCTTACTCTGGTGAACACAGCGCTAAGTTAGTAAATACAAGTGGTGCATGGTCGTTTACTTCTAATTCTTTTCCTGTTGAAGAAGGTCAGTTTTATACCTTCTCGTTCTACAAAAAAGCAACAGCTAATTTAACTCTTTCTATTGTTGCTAAAGATGACTTAGGGGCAGTGGTAACAGTAAATGCCCCTCCTCCTTACACAGTTGGTTTGTCTACAAGTTGGGTGCGTGATTCCTACACAGTCCTCGTAGGAAGCAATACAGGTATCTCTACTTTAGAGATGGTTTTCTCTGGAACGGGTGCAAACACTGTCTTCTTAGACTCAATTCAAGCAGAGAAGTCTCCTAAAGCAACTGACTACTTTGATGGAAGTCTATCTTCAATTAGCGGTAACCCATTTGGTGCCGTCTGGCAGGGTGCTGTTGGTGACTCTTACTCTTCAGTATACAATAGCAAGCCACTTAAGTTGCCTCGCCTTGGTTACACCCTTAAGGATTGGATTCCTCAAAACCTATTTTGGAGAATTAGAACCTACGAAGGCTTGGAGTATACAAACCTAACAGCGGTGTAGTATGCGCCTATGGTCAACCTACTTATAGCAGTACTCCTATCGGGGTTAGCAGTAACTTTCACTATTGAACTTATATCTCTTGGCTTAGGGCGGTTAATAAGCAAAGAAAAAATATATGCATTTCTTTCATTGCCATTAAGCTTTGGTGCGCTACTGTGCTTTTATGAAGTTAACTTAAAGTTTGCTGTCTCTGTTCCAGCAGTGTCTTTTATAGCTTTACTCATCAATAAGTACATTAATAAACCGATAACAATTCAATCACCAAGACGACTACCACCTCTCTAGGAGCATAATGAAAATAGCTATCTTTTCAGACGATGATTTGGACGTCGCACTTGGCATTGACCAACTTCTCACGAAGTACTCTGAACAATCGCCCGAAGTACTTTTTCCAGTAAAGACAGACTATGATGACTTTTCTCAAAGCATTATACGAAAGTGTTTAGAGAACCAGGTTAAAGTAACTGCTTTCCTAAGCGATGCTACAGATGTAGGCCACATCATTAAACAAGTTGACTCTTTTGTAGTTTGTGAAGACCCAGTGAACGACCTGTTACGACAGCTATCTATTGGGGATGCAGTAGGGATTGTTTGGACAGATAGCCTCACTGACCACCTCATCATCCATACGGTTGAAGATTTGGCTTTAGACACTTGGGATATAACTGATGGGATGGACCCGATTGAAATGGACGAGAACCCGTTCTTAGGTATGGACCCAGATGACCTCCACGATGGTATGCACAAGGCTCTAGGAGTTTTTGTAGATATGATGGCAGCCTTCATAGCCAGCACAGTTATGGAATCGTTAGGTCAAGCAGTTGTGCAGCACCTAAATGAGCAGATAGACAAAAAAGACATTTCACCCTTTGATGATGAGGAGTAGGCAAAGCCTGTGTACATCCCGTCAGAAGCCTATTCAGCCAAGATAACGGATTTCCAGTTCCGTCTCTTCGCCATATTGTGCCGTTCTGCAGGCCCTGGCGGGCTCGTAGAGACCACAGTAGCCCAGCTCTGTGTAGAGACTGGCAAATCAAGCGACAAGACCATCCGTAGCGCCTTGCAAGGCCTAGAGGCATCGGGGCTTATTGAGACTTCCCAGACTAAGCGTGCTAACGGTTACCAGGGACGGAAGAAAATTATGGTAAAAAATTACCAAGAAGAAAAGCAGGAGTTGGTAGAAAATTACCGCACCTCACATGACTATAAGTCACATAGCAGTATAGCTAATAAGCTATTAGTACCTAATAGCCAATCTAGTTATAAATTAAAAGAATCTGAAACCGTAGGTTTCACAAAGGAGATAAGGGTTCCTATGAGAAGATGGGAAGATGATGGAGACTCTCTTGCAGGTTTTGGACTCGTTGAACCAAAAGACGCCCCGCAGCCGAAGATACGAAAGAGCGACCCTAAGACCAGAGGTAAGCGACCAGAGCACGAGTGGACAGCGATGGATGTTGCTGCAGAGTTTAGTTACCAAGTGGGCCGCAAATACCCGCTACTTCCAGGAACTGTTTCCGTCAAACAACTATCTGGTGCGCTCAGAAAGTTCAGAACGCAGTACGGAACAACCCCGCTCATAGAGCTTGAACTGCTTAGGCTGTTCCTGCAGGATGAGCGTAACTTTAAAGATATTGGGGATGAGGCTCCTCACCTTTACAAGAAGTACCTTGCCTCCTTCGGCACGAAGATGAACCAAGCAAGAGAGAACCTTGGACTAAACAAAGTTACTGCTAAAGTTGAGACCACCCCAGCATCTGGTACTCTCAGCTCCAGTGACGGTCGTGTGTTCCAGAACTCTTTGAGTGGACGTGCACAACTAGAGCGACATGAAAAACGATTGAAAGGCAAGGAGAACTAAACGTGGCAAAAAAGATTACTAAAAAGTTTACAGCAACACTTACACTAAACACCGAACAAGGTGGCGCATGGTTGGCTAACGTCAGCCTTCTTACTCCAATGATTGATGATGACAATCCCAACTCAATGCAACCAGCAGAGGCTGTAAGTGCAGAAGCAGCTTGGAAAAATGCATCAGCAGGTAAGCGTTGGATTAAATCACAGGTGTTAGCAATGACACCTCGCAAAAGCGTAAAGTTAGAAGCAACTAAAGTTGATAAAACAACTGACAAGCCAACGGCTTTCGTTGGAGTACTGGAGTTTAAAGCATAATGAATCCACTAGCTTATTCAGAACCACTTGCTGACCTTACAAAGGACGCAGACTTCTTGGAATACCTTGAAGAACACTCAGTTCCAGAAGCAGAAACGCAAATTGCTTTTGCTGCTTGGCTTAAGGAAAACGAAGACAAGTAATTGGAAGAAGACGAACTAGAGCAAGCCCTAATGAATTTATTTGCATTAGGGCTTGTTTCAGTTGACTACGATGAAGACTTAAATCCTCGGTTTGCCATAACGGATGCTGGCCGAATAAAGTTAGAAAAAGAATTGGGGGGTAACACAGATGTATGACATCAACACTTTGTCTCCATTAAAAAAGCACTGGCTACTGCGGACTTCAAACATTCCACGCAGATTTATAGGGCTAGAACCAAGTGACATTACTGAGAAAGTAGGGTCATTCCCAGGAGAGGTATCTTCGTGGGTTGATGATGTGACTTCAGGTCAGGTCATTAAAAGTATTGGGAACATCGGTGTAAACGGCGTAGGTCTTGTCTTTGACGGCGGTCCTGGTCTTGGTAAAACAACTCACGCTGTTGTTGCAGCGATGGAGATTGTCCGTAACCTTCCAGACGACGATGCTTTAGCAAGCAAACTATTGGGGTTAAACTCAACTGAGTACGGGTTAAAGTTTCGCCCTGTTTACTATATGACTTATCCAGAGTTCTTATCTCGTAAGAAGTCAACTTTTGATATGGATGGCGAAGATAAAAGAGAGATGAGCTATGAGTTAGATGGGTTTCACGGTCGTTGCCGTTTTGACTGGTTAAACGTCAGAGTATTAATACTTGATGATTTAGGTAAAGAATACGGGTCTAAGTATGACGACACATCATTTGATGAGATTCTAAGACTGCGCTACGACAAGGGATTACCTACAATTGTTACTACCAATGTTCGTTTAGAAAATTGGGAATCGCAGTACAGCGAAGCAATGGCGAGTTTTGCTAACGAAGCGTTTATAAGAGTGCCTATACTAGGTTCAGACCTAAGAGGTGCCCAATGAAAGGACCAAGCATGAAAGCAGAGTGGATGACTGTTCAGCAGTTCATCTCTGCCCAAGGCGTGGGCGTATTTGAGGTTGAGTTAGAGACTAAGTCCAAGCAAACCCGTTGCAACTGCCCAGTGTGGACTAAGAAGAGCACTTGCAAACACACCTCCTTTGTAAACAATAAGATTAAAAGCACAGGTCATTACTCAATCAATGTCCCTAACTCAGTGCCAGAAGAGTGGGCATACGAGGCTAGCGAAGACCCTAAGAAGTTCCGTGAGTTCGTAGTTAACTACGCGACGATAGAAGTTATATGAAAAACGGAGACATTTCCAACGTCTCCTCTCCGCAGGTAGTCTGTGTAACAGACGTAGCTCTCAAACTAAAAGAAGAAGTCTCTAAACGTCTTTTGGTGAAGAAGACTTCTTTTGCGGTAGGAGATATTGATTTACTTGCAGCTAACAAGCTGTGGCACCTGTCAAACAACTATGCATTTTCTTTAGAGCTAGCTGGCTTTGAGAGCGAAGGCTGGACAGAAGAGCTCCTTGATAAAGCCTTTGAGAAACTTGAGCGCAGGGTTGTTAATCCCTTTAACTATTG